AAAATGCTCCAGGAAGACTTTTGGCATTAGCACAAGAAGATGATTCCGAATTTAAAGAGCTTAATGCTATTTTTACATCGTCTGATTTTGGAGACGCTCAAATAGAGCAAGCAATATCCCTAATTAAAAGACTGTATGAAAAAGCAGCTAATGATAAAGTAGCTTTATCTGGAGATAGTGAACTACAAGCTCTTTATAATGAAATCAGAAACCGATATAATACTAATTCTGCTGAAACAAGAATGCAATCTTATTTTAATGATGTTGCTGCAGCAGAATCACAAAGAGAAATTGATGATGATGTAGATGAAAACACTTATTGGGAGCAGATTCAAAACCGAGTTAATACCGACACGGACGAATGATTTACAGGTTATCCTGAAGAAACATCTAATTTGAAAAATGATGTTTTAAATTATTTAAAATCGTTTGTTGATACTTTTGGAATCAATAATACTGTTGCAATGCAGGCATATAACAATATATTGAATGCGTTAAGAACAAGAACTCATTTAACCGAAGACGAAATATCCAATTTCTTAAACTATGTTCTTCCAAAAGTTGGGAACAGAAACATTACAGATGTAATGCTAGAAATGGATAATGTTCGTTCCAGAGTTAAATATTCACCAATTACATCATTACTACAAGATTTTTGATTTGATTATTCTGGAACACGTTCTAATATTATTGATTTACTTGAATCTGAAGAAAAAGCACTTGCATCTTCTCCAATTCTTACTGATTATATAATTCAGAATGAACAAAAGAAACAAGATTTAAAAGAAGCAAAATCAATTTTAGATGTAATAAGTGCAATTCTTATAGGTTCTGTTGATAAAACAAACGCATCGATTAATGCCTTTGAATCAAATCCTAAAGAACTTCCTGTTATTGATAGAGATGCTGCTGTAATTCTTGGAAATGATATTGATATTCTTAATAACAGAATACAATATTTACTTGATAGAGACGAAATAAATAGTCAGCAAGCTCTTAAACAACATGAAAGGATTGATAAAAACATGCGTTCAAAGTTCCTTCAAGCTGTTACAGCGGAACCTTTTGTAGAACAGTTCGAACGTATTTTTAAATATAAAGTTGGAAACATTGAAAAGAAGATAAATCCTAAAGAAATTCTTGATGAAATACTTCCTACTAACTTTAGTTTTGATTCAATTGACTTAATTGATCCAAATACGCTACAAGACATTTGGTGTAAATTTGAACAACGTCTTTATGAAGAAATTAGTAAAGTTAGTTTTTATAATAATGATTCAGAATTAGGAAAAGCTTTCCTTTCATTATTTTCTCCAGAAGTTTGAAAAATGACTTCCACTAAATTATCAGATAAAGAAGATGAGGTAATTCAGCCAGCTGATATATTGACTTATTTAATGACAATTGCCACAATACCAAGCAACGCTTTTTATACAACATATAAACGGGCCACAACATCTGATAATTTCAGGTTTGCACCAGTATTTGGTCAAGAGTATTCAGTTCGTGTTGCAACAGCAATGATTGCAAGAAAAGGTTTGTTCAATCATACACTTTATCAAATAATGAACAATGCAAGATCGTTATTCGATAATATATCTAACAAAAAAGATGCGGAATATTTAAAGAGTTTATCAAAACTATATAACTTCTTTATGATTCCTGGAGGTGCCGGTACAGGTAAAAGTACAGGCGTAGCAGGAACGATTGCAGCCATGTTTTCTGAATATGATAGTAAACAGATTATTGCACTTGCTCCAAAAAGAAAACAAGCGAAAAATCTTGCAGATTCGTTAGGAGCAACGTTTCTTGTAAAAGATGATTTTATGAAATCCATCCGTGGAGGAAACGAACCGGAATCATATAAACAGAATCTTAATACCGGCCATACTATCAGAACAGCACCTACTTCTTATCCTAATGCTATTTTCGATAAGACAAAAGCAATTAAAATTTTAGTAGTAGACGAGATTGGATTGTTTACAGAATCAGAACTTAAAGAGCTTTCTAATTGGGCAAAGGCAAATGATGTATTTATTCTTGGATTAGGTGATCCAAAACAAAATACAGCAAATGTAAATGCAGAAGTTGTTGATAATGGAGAGACAATAACTAAAAAATTTGAATCTGGTCTTGAAGATTGTGCTTATTTTAGATCTCCAATGTTAACAGGATCCTTAAGAAACGGAGTTCTTGCAAAGAAAAATAATTTTGAAACTCTTGACTCTGCATTATATGAAATTTGATTGAAGTATTCGGATAATCGGGAATGAAAGAGAGATGATTTGGACAAATTAGTTCCTAAAGACATTGAATTGAAATATTTCGAAGGAGGCGGACTGTTTTATGGAGATAAGAGAATTGATGATAACACTGATTTAATTGCTAAAGCAAGAGAATTAAAAAATAGTGATCCTAGATATAAAGTTGCGATTATATATGATAATTCTGGAACAACTAATTACGAGGGTTTAACTGAAGAAGGTATCGAATTACTCCCGTTTGATGAAATGCAAGGAGATGAATATGATTATGTTCTTGTAGATGTTGATTTTACAAAACACGGAATTGGAGCTTATGCAACATTAAAGAATTTATATACTCTTACTCAACGAGCAAGACTCGGAAGTATGGTGAAGAAAGATAATCTTGAACCAACGCTTTCTTTTGCAGAGGTTACTTCTGATCCAGAACAACGACAATTAATTGGTGTTTCTGAAGATCAAATTAAACAGTTTAAAGAGTATAGAAAGAAGGCTTTAGATACAGTTCAGGAGGACAATTCATTTTATTCCTATTTTAAAGCTACAACAAATTCTACTGTTGATAGTGCCAATCCTGTTGTAGAAACACCAGTAGCAGAAAGTCCGCAAGTTAATCAAGGGCAATCAAATAATGAGTCTGCTCCAGAACCAATTTCTAATCCAACTCCTGAGTCTATTGGAACAAGTGAAAATCCTGCGCTAATACCTCCTACAAAACCAAAACAACCGGTTAATCCAAGTGGAACTCCTAATCCTACACCTACCGGATCTAATCCAAAACCTTCTGTTCCAAGACCAAAAATACCGAATACACAAGCAAAGGTTGCAAATAATGGCTTGATGATGGTTTGGTTAAAGGATAATAACTTTAGAACCTATGAATCGCAAAATCCAAATTCATTATTTAATTTTGCAAAACAATTCAACTCAGCTGTTGATTTTAGAACAAGTGGATATCCAAATTTATATACGGACTTAATAGAAACTCTTGGATCTATTGCCAGAACAGGTGTGACTGGGTTTAGTATGACACATCCACTTGCAATGGAATTAGAAAATGCATTGGGTTATGAAGATTCTTCTAGAATTGTGGATATGCTGTCGCAGGAACCAGATTTATATATTGTTCCTTTTAACAATAATAACAATCTACTTGTTGCAAGATATAATAAAGACGGAAATACAATTGAAATACCTGTTTTATTTGTAGACACTAAACAAACAGGTAAATATACTGGAAAGATTAAACGATTAACAGAACTACGGTTAGGTTCTAAGGGAGATATGATTTCGATGTCTGTTTTTGTTGCTAATAACCCAGGAGTTCGTGTATTTAATACTGCAGGGGTAATTTCTTATAAAGATGAATCAAGAAGTTCAATACAAAATGATGATTCTTTAAAGGATGGTTCCAAAAAGTTCTTGTTAGCAGCTAATAAAAACGGCAAACCAAATAATGGAAAGGTTATGATTGCAATGACTGACGAACTTGCTGAACAATTTGAATTTGGCGATACTATTTGAATTCATCCTGATGATGGAAATCTTTTAAGTTATTATAATCTTATTTGTTTAATGGGAATTCATAAACCGCTTTCTATTTCAAATATTGCTGCTTATGTAAAAGCAATTCAGCAAGGTAAATCAGGCGAACCTTTGTCAGGAGAATCTTTAATGCAACAGGGTATTTGAGAAGACCCAACTAATCCAGTTGAAGCACTTAAATCTCTTAATTGAGCTTCACTTCCGGATCCTTCAAGCAATTCGTTTTTCTCAGAAATCTATAAACGCAAATGACAAGTTGTTCCTACTAATAGAGGTCAACTACTTTCAAGAATTTTGCTTGAAACAGCATTAAACGATAATAGATTTGAAGGAATTTTATGGGACTTAACTACATTTTTAAATACTATTATAGAACCATCTAAAAACATCAAATCTGAAGAGCATGTGTTAATTCTTACTGGAAAAAATGGTAAATCTGTTTACATTACACCATCTATTCAAGGTCAAACTATAGTAGGATACAATGTATATAACTACGATCCTCATACAAGATATATTGATACAGATTCTTTACAAAAAGTTGATGTTTCTGAAATTATTCCATTTGCAGATTGAGCAAATAGATTTGTTGGATCACAATTAGAAAGTGTTCAATTAATGAGAGCTGTAACCAGACAAAATAATATACGAGAATTAGTAGATATTACTGCAAACGATCAATTATTTTTACTGTTAGATACACTTTCTCATAATCCTGAATTGTTAACTCAATTAGATACAGAACTATCTAGAAATCAGGAATTTGAAAACCGAGTTTATATGGATGATTCTGCTGATGATTATATAAATGGTAGTAAATATTTTAAAAGGTTTAATGGTAATCCCATGAATGGATATGTAACACCAGTTCAAACCGTACAATATTCGACTTATGAAATAGATGAATCTCAAATCGAAGTATCTCCACAAGGAAATGTTTTAAATCCAGAGCCAACTGTAGATGAAAAAATAAAACTTGCACAAAATCTTATTGAGCAATTTAATTCATTATCAGGTTATAAATTAAATGTTGGAAGCACTCAATTAAATATGATATCAGAATATGCTTTAAATCATACTATTTCAGAAGTAGAAGATTGAATTTTAGCATCATATAATAGTGCAATTTCACGTAGAAGTAAATGAAATATACAACAAATTATAAAAAATAATACTAATGATTATCAAATTGCTACAAATCGGGATGTGATTGGATGAATTAATCGTTATTTCCAGTATGACGGCTCAACACAACTATTAGAAGATTTTCTCGATAATTCTTGGAAATGTGCAATATTTTCTGTATCTTTGCCAGATGGAACGAGCGAAATTAAAATAATTGACGAAAATGGAGTAATTAAAGATTTTAATTCATATCCAACCTTCAAAAATATTTTGAATCTTTACAATTCTAATAAGGATTTTTACAAACCTATTTCAAAATATATAGAAGGATTGCTTTCTGGAAAAGGTTTCTCTTCAAAAGCAAATAATTGGCTTGTGTCCACAGAAGAAGCCAAAGAGATGTATATGCTAATAAATGAACATTTAATGGACAGACTAAACAAAAATGAGTGCTAATTGTAATTATTCTATTAAATTTTATCCTCTTGTTGAATTTCAAAGACAAAATTTAGCACCTGAGGATTTTAAACAATGGTTAATGAATAATTTCAAAAACGCAGATAAAATAATTCTACAGATAGAAGGGGGCTCCTGAAATGGAGCTCCTACTTCTACTGTAAAAGCTGCAAGTGAAATTATTCCAGATGTTGCTAGAAATGCAATTTCTACTGAAGGCGCAGAAGTTTCAGTAGATTCATTGTATTTAGGGCACACTGATTTAAAACTCCGAATGGAGCAAAAATTCGCAGAAGATATTGTTACGAGAACCGTATTTGATTTGTTCGGTACTGGTAAATGAATTGATTTTAATGAAAATAAAAACGGAATTTCTTTAGGAAATTTTAATATTTTCAATTACAAGAAACAATTGTTTGAAGCTTTGTATAAAGAAATGGAAGAGTCTGCTCCAGAACTTAGAGTAGATATGTCCCCTCAAGAATACAGTGGTTGGATAAATACAGGACTTGCTAAATATCGCAATTATCTAGTTACACATGAAAATGCTGGTTCTGCTTTTACAGAGTATGCAATTTTGCAGAATTTTGACAAATTAATAAAATCAAAAGCTCCATTTATTACATTTAATCAAGATCTTCAGTATGATGCAATTGACAAATATCAATACAAAGGACCAAATGTAGAACATTATAAAGGTTTTATGTCATCTGAATTCGCAGCTATTGAAAATCAAGATTCCGATTTGGCAAAAGTATTATTAAGTGTTATTCCAGAAGTAAATGAATCTGGAGCACCTATAGTTGGATCGTTTATTGGATTATCTGGATTTAATTCTGCAATGATGGCTCTTAAAAGAGCTTTATTATTTACAAATACGTTTCCAAAAGAATTAACAGATTCTTACTTTAATGGTGTAAACATTAAACTTGATAAAATAATTGAAAAGTATGTAACAGAATTAAGAAAACCCGATAATAAATTATCTGATGACCATAAAAGTTTTTTAATTGGAAAATTAAGAGGTATTCAAAAATTCATTTATCAGTCTAATATTGATAATGAAGTTAAAGACATGTTTACTCAGATGTTCTTTAAAACGGAGCCTATCCAATATAGAGCATATTCTTTTAGCGATTCTACACAAGGTTTTTCTGGTTCAAATCTAAAGGAAAGTTTAAATAATGCACAACGTTATCAATTAGAGGATTCTATTCGTGGTGCAATCCGTCTTATTAAAACTACTGATTCTATTAAAAAGAGTTTAAAAGACAAATACAATATTGATTGACAGAACGGAGTTATTACAATTTCTTCTGGCGATAATTTATTGACACTTTCTTACAAATATAATTCTCACGGATTTACATTTGTTCCAGGTGGTTCTTATTCACAAGAATTCGCAGAATCTGCAATTTCTGACATTTTATCAATTGTTGTTCCAGACACTTATATGCAAGTTGGATTACAATTGGATGGAAATGGTTTTAACATAATGAACGATTTTGCAATGCCTCTTGGTCTTGTACTTCTTGCCACATATGGAAAAACAGACAGTATTAAATGGAAGTCTTCAAAGTCTTCAATTGTAGATTTAACAGATTATAGAATGGATTTAAACAAACCTGCAAGAAAACTTAGTGTTATCTATGGATCTGATACTAAAAACGTTGTTAAATCTCCAAGCGGTAATAATCTTCCATTATATCAGTTAACAAATTTAACATATAATATAAATTCTTTAATAAATGATTGTGAACAAAAATTAGGCACTACTGTTGCAAACGCTTATGAAAATCATTTATTTAAACAACATCCTGAAATCTTAGTTGCCCCGCAAGTAAGAAATGAAGTGATGATTGGAGGGCAAACAAAGGAACCAAGTAAATTATCAGTTAAAGAACTTTTACAATTATCTACGTTATATGATTTTTACAAACCTCTTTTAAAGGATGGTATCATCTATCTTCAAAATGCAACTTTTGCTGATAAAAGCACCCATTATTTAATTGGATATGATACTTCTAAGGTTATTATTGATGGTAATATTACGTTAAAAGACTCATTACAAAATGTAATAGATGGAAAGCAATCCGATTCTGTATATGAATTCACAAGAAAAGAACGAAATCGCCGGATTTCAAGAATTGCAGGAAATATCGTTTCTGATTATAAACAAGTTTTTCTTACCGAAATAGATTCTTATGGAAGAAGATATTTTCAGAATGGAAAATATGGAATTTCAAGTAACTGGAATGGACAGTTTAATAATCTTAATGATATTGATTCATTCTTACAGAATGCCACTTATAAAGGAAAGCCTATTACGATTGATAGTTTAAAAGCCGCTTTTGATTTAGCGGGTGTTAAATTTCAGGATGAGATTCATGCATATAAACCAAGGATAACATCTAGAGGAAAATGTAGAATTAATGAAACTTTATTAAATTATTATAATATTTTTTCTAATCCTATCAAATGGCAGCAACGTGTAAACGAATCAAGAAAACGTTTTATTGCTTCAATTAAAGATAATAATTGGAAATGAAATCGGTTTGATAGCGGAGACATGAGTAAATTATGGAAAGATTATCAAACAAAATTAAGTAAAGAATGGTTTGATTCCAATACTGGTGATATGAAATTATTTGTTGGAGACAAACTTCATCCAATTCTTGAAGCTTATTTTGCAGCAGATATGTTACTTTCCAATGAATATAATTCGTTAACTATTGGTGAAGTTTGAGCTCACCCCAATAAAAATTCAAACGATACTGTTACTTCTGAAATGGTTTTAAACAATCCAAAGTTAGAAGAAGGTACATATGAAGAATTTTCTGAAGCTAATAGATTAATTGCTCAAATTAAACGTTCCGTTGCATTTGGTGCCACATATCATCCATTTGCTCAATCAAAATTAAATGGCGTTTCTGATGAAATTGAAATTGCTGTAGTTGATGATATTAAAGCGTATGTTTCTACACCAAACGGTTATGAAGATGACGATTTAGATGCAATGGATGGTTCTGGTCTTGCAGATGCACTTGAGGCAAGATTTGAAAACAATTCGCTTATTGATGCAAGAGTTGGCGATAATAAGAAAACTATTATGATGGATGTTGATAGGGCTTATGGTAAACCAATTCTTCTTAAATGGGCTGTTTATGCACTTACTAACGAGGTTAGAAGAAACGGGTGGAATTCTGTAGCTTCTGCAGAAAGGCTTTGTAAAAAAATGCGTTCTAGAGATATCGGCACTTTCCAAAATATTGCGCAATTATATAATGAAAGAATTGATAAAATCATTTATGAAGATTACAAAACTGGAAGACGATATAAAATTCTCAATGTTGGTTTAGACGCAACAAATGGTTATTTTAGAGAAATTGTTGAAGTTGGAGAAGATGGACAAGAAAATGGAAATTCTTATTTAGAATCAATGTGAGTTATTGATCCTACAGTTAATCAAAATACTCTTTATGCGTTAGATCAATTATTTGGAGGTGCTTGAACTTGTGAACTTTCTGAAGACGGATGAATTTATAATGAAGCAAATAATGATATGCTTGAATACATTCTTTCAAAGAAAGAGAATCAAGACATTAAGAAAAAGGCATTTATTGCTTATACTGTAAATAAATCAGCTATAAAAGTAGGTGCAGGTAATGTAAATCCAAATGCTGTGTTTAGTAATAATGAACCGCTTGGTACAATTACTATGAGAACTCGCTATGGTGGTGTTCAAATGGATGCTGACCACGAACTTGATATGGCCGAGGTTACAGAAATGACTCAAATGATTTCTTCCCTCATTGAAGACGGACACTATCCGGAAATTGTTAAACAGATCTATTCTGATTTAGGCAGAGTTGTTGCCAAACATTTGGAAAAATATAAAGTTCCGGTCGACATTATTAATAATAGTTTTACAAACGAATTTGAAAAGCAAGAAGCTCGTGAAAAACTTCATCAATTGCTTGGCGAATCTTTAATTGAAGCATTCAGTACTGGTTCTAAAGACACTCTTGGATTGGCGCAAGCATTTTTAAAGAAAGCTGCTGAAGCAATCAAAAACAAGGAAGAATTTCAAATTCCTTTTAGTGCTGCAACAATTAATGGCTCTTTTATTTCAGATGTTGTTTCATCTATAAATAGAGGTGGCATTAGACATAAATATGAAGGTTTTGCAGGCGTTCTGAATCCTTCATACAATATGATTCAATATTATAATGTATGAAATGAAAATCATTTTGAAAACAGATTATATCCGCAAGTTGCAGAGCTAATT